GGTCAGGTTTCTATCCGTTGGATAGAGAACAAAATGAATCAAAAGATGAACACTATTCTAAAAACGGAGGGTAAAGATTATGTTATTGCTAGTGATACTGATTCTATCTATTTGCATATGGGTGATCTGGTCGATGCTGTATACAAAGGCAGAGAAAAAACTACTGAAGGCATTGTCACGTTCCTTAACAAGGTCTGTGAAATGGAACTTGAGCCTTATATTGAAAGTTCTTACCAAGAATTGGCAGACTACGTTAACGCCTACGATCAAAAAATGATCATGAAGCGAGAGAATATCGCTGATCGTGGTATTTGGACTGCAAAGAAAAGATATATTCTCAACGTATGGGATAGTGAAGGTGTAAGATATGAACAGGCAAAACTTAAGATCATGGGTATTGAAGCTATCAAGACTTCAACCCCTGCGCCATGTCGTAAGTTTTTGAAAGATGCTTTTACTATGCTCATGACAGGAACAGAAGATGAAGTAATAGATTACATTGAACAATGTAGAAAAGAATTCAAAGCATTACCTCCATCAGAGATTGCATTTCCTCGTACAGTTTCTAATGTAGAGAAGTGGAAGTCGCCATCAGATATGTATCTCAAGGGATGTCCTATTCATGTTCGTGGTGCTATCTTATATAATCATTATACAAAGAAGAAAGAAATAGATCATAAGTATGCATCAATTAATAATGGAGAGAAGATCAAGTTTTGCTACCTCAAGACACCTAATTGGATGCACGAAAATGTTATATCTTTTATTCAAGATTTCCCTACAGAACTTGACCTAGATAAACATATAGACTATGACTTACAATTCAACAAGTCATTCATAGAACCTATTAAGGTTATTTTAGATTGCATAGGTTGGGAGACCGAACGCAAGAATACACTTGAATCATTCTTCTCATGACACGTTACATCGTATGCTGGACAGATGACGGCATATTTTCTGATAGACAAATGAAAGTCTTCGATGGCAGAGATCCTGCTAACTGGTTTGCCGAGAGCATAAAAAAGGACTATAATGATGTTAAAGTATACTTAGCACGGAAAGGAGAGTTTGATGACTAAGAAGAGAATACTCACTCTAGTCACAGGCGGTTTTGATCCTCTTCATAGTGGCCACATTGCTTACTTCCAACAAGCAAGAGAACTTACTAATTATCTTGTAGTAGGATTAAACACCGAAGAATGGTTGACTAAAAAGAAAGGACAATACTTCCAATCATGGAAGGAACGCGCCGAAATTATAAGACATCTAGACATGGTTGACGCTGTGATTACAGTAGAAGATGATGAACATGGTTCTGCTTGTAACGCCATCTCTGCCTGTTTAGAGATTGCACAAACTGTAGTCTTTGCCAACGGTGGAGATCGTGGATCAAACAATACGCCAGAGACAGATAAGTTTGGTAATGATCCCAGAGTGGAATTAGAGTTCGGTGTGGGTGGCACAGACAAGAAAAATAGTAGTTCTTGGTTGTTGCACAACTACTTTGAAAGACAAAGAAAGATTGTAGGTATCTAATGTATCATAATAATTTTTTTACTGATGAACAATGGGAATGTATTAGGGTCTGTGTGGCAAACGCACCGATACCCTATGACATTACTCTGAAAAAAATCCCTGCTGAAATTTTAGCAAAGATAGGACAACCCAAACGTGTTCAACATGAGGGGGAGATACTCGTAGATTGTGATTTGGAGCAGTATCAATGAACAATGTTGGATTAGAAGTTGTATTCTGGACTATACTAGGAGTCTATATCCTAGCAAAGTTAGGAGTGTTCAAGAAATGAACTGTTGGCATTGCAACACCGAACTTATATGGGGTGGCGATCATGATCTTGACGACTTTGAAGATATGGAGTATAGTTTCGTAACTAACCTCCATTGTCCTAAGTGTGAATCTTATGTAGAAGTTTACTATCCAAAGAGAGATGAGTGAAATAGCATGGGAACCATGGCAATTTCCAAACATTCCCCTGTATAAAACTAAATTACCTGATGATATCGTAGAATATCTTTGGTCTGTTGTAGAACAGGCTGAGAAAGACAACGTGAACAACAGTAATGATTATAGTCATAGACTTGCTGGTAATATCACAGGTAGTCTTGGACTCAAAGATAAGGATGACTTCTTCTTAAACAACGTGACAGGGCCTCTGACAAATAAAATAGTATCAACTGATCCTAAAAACTTTGCACCGCCTGTTGACGTAGATCTTCAAAATAAATTTGAAGCAAAACTAAGTATGAATTGGTGGGTCAACTATCAATATCAGACAGAGTTCAATCCAGAACATGCTCACACAGGCATCACATCATTTGTAGTATGGATGAAGATACCAACTAGGTATCAGGAACAACATAACCTACCATTTCATTCAAAGGCTGCATCTGATTTTCAGTTCACATATTCCAATATCTTAGGAAATGTTGTAGAGTTTCCTATTTACATGGAACCAGAAATGGAGGGAGTGATGATGCTTTTTCCATCTAATCTACATCACCAAGTATATCCATTCTATAACACAGAAGAACCAAGAATATCAATTAGTGGTAATTTGTTGTGGAATATGGTAGAATTAAAGTAACACTAAATCATTATGGATTTTTTAAAAGAAATAGTAAAAGAGATTGGAGATGAGTACACCCAACTTGCCTCCGAGGCAGAATCAACTGAAACATTTATTGACACAGGTTCGTACATTTTTAACGGCCTTGTATCAGGGTCTATATTTGGCGGTGTATCTAGGAACAAGATTACCGCTATTGCTGGCGAGAGCTCTACTGGAAAGACTTTTTTCAGCCTCGCTATGGTTAAAAATTTCCTTGACAATAATCCTGATGGGTATTGTTTATATTTTGATACAGAAGCCGCTGTCAACAGAGGACTCCTTGAGTCTAGAGGAATTGATCTCGAAAGGCTCGTGGTTGTCAATGTGGTAACTATTGAAGAGTTTAGATCAAAAGCATTGAAGGCTGTTGATATATACCTTAAGACAGATGAAGACAAACGTAAACCATGTATGTTTGTACTTGATTCTCTCGGTATGCTTTCAACTGAGAAAGAGATTACTGATGCCTTGAATGACAAACAAGTTCGTGACATGACTAAATCACAACTTGTCAAAGGTGCATTTAGAATGTTAACTCTTAAACTTGGACAAGCAAATATTCCTCTCATAGTTACAAATCACACTTACGATGTCATTGGTTCTTACGTCCCTACAAAAGAAATGGGTGGAGGCAGCGGTCTCAAGTACGCAGCTAGTACAATCATCTATCTTAGCAAAGCTAAAGAAAAGGAAGGAACTGAAGTCGTTGGAAATATTATCAAAGCAAAGACTGCTAAGTCGCGTCTAAGTAAAGAGAATAAAACTGTTAAGATCAGACTCTACTATGATGAACGTGGTTTAGATAGATACTATGGACTCTTAGAACTAGGAGAACTTGGTGGACTCTGGAAAAATGTCGCAGGCAGATACGAAGTCAACGGCAAAAAAGTCTACGGAAAACAAATTCTTGCGAACCCTGACGAGTATTTTACCGAAGAAGTTATGGCAAAATTGGAGGAGACAGCCAGAGAAGAGTTTAGTTATGGATAAGTTCATTAGAACATATCCCTTGTTTACTCCAGACGTATGTAAAACTCTTATAGACACATTTGATGGTGCCAAAACTAAGGAAAGAATAGATAATTTTCTTACACCTCAGTTTACTCAGGTCAATGTAAATGAATTGGCAGAGAAAGGCTATCAAAAATTTACACAACTTCTGTGTTATAAAGTGTTGGAAGGTTTAAAAGAATATAAGAAAGAATTACCAGCATATACAGAATGGTTTCCAGACAAAGTATATTTTGAAGAACTAAGAATCAAAAAATACGATCCAGGCACAGACGATCAGTTTGATATTCATGTAGACGTTCAAGATCATCAGAGTGCAAAAAGGTATCTTGCCTTTCTTGTTTATCTGAATGATGATTTTAAAGGCGGTGAGACTACATTTCCTTATCATAACTTGACAGTTAAGCCAGAAACTGGTAAAGTATTAGTGTTTCCACCTACATGGCAGTATCCACACATCGGATTGCCTGTAAAGTCAGGGAAACCAAAATATATCATGAGCACTTATCTTCATTATAATTAATGGAAACTATTGAAAATACTATCATTCAGAATCTAGTTACGAATGAGGAGTATACAAGAAAGGTATTACCTTTTCTAAAACCAGATTACTTTGACAAGACACATGAAAAAATAATATTTGATGAGTGTGCCAAGTTTATTGTTTCCTATGATAAATGCCCTACGAAAGAGATATTAAGTATTGAATGTGAGAAGAGAAAAGATATAAATGATGACACCTATAAGGAGATAGTAACCTATCTAAACGATATTGAACTGACTCCCACATCAGATGAATGGCTTATAGATACTACAGAGAAATGGTGTAAAGAAAGAGCAATCTATCTTGCACTGGTCGAGAGTATCTCTATTGCAGATGGACATGATATCAAGAAAGGTGTCGATGCTATCCCTGCTATCCTATCAGACGCACTTGCTGTTGGATTTGATAACCACGTTGGACACGATTACTTAGAGGATTACCGTGAAAGATTTGACTTCTATCATAGAAAGGAAGACAGAATTCAATTCGACCTCGAATTTTTCAATAAGATTACGAAGGGTGGCCTTCCAAATAAAACACTCAATATTGCTCTCGCTGGCACTGGTGTTGGTAAGTCTCTGTTTATGTGTCATGTCGCAAGCAGTGTGTTACTCCAAGGCAAGAACGTACTATACATCACGCTTGAAATGGCTGAGGAGAAGATTGCAGAAAGAATTGATGCTAATCTTCTAAATATTGGTGTTCAACAGTTGGCAGATATTCCTCGTCAGATGTTTGAAACGAAGGTTACTAAACTGTCAGAGAAGACTCAAGGTAATCTTATCATCAAAGAATATCCAACTGCTGCCGCACACTCAGGACACTTCAAAGGTTTATTGAATGAACTTGCATTGAAGAAATCATTCAAACCAGACATCATATTTGTAGACTATCTAAACATATGTGCTTCATCACGTTACAGGGCTGGATCAAATGTTAACTCGTATTCCTATATTAAGGCGATTGCTGAAGAGCTCCGTGGTCTTGCAGTGGAAACTAATGTACCTATCGTCT